CGCCGACGCCGCCGCCTCCGCCGCCACCCCCGCCGCCGCCGCCGCCTTGGTTATCGTCATCGTCATCATCGTCGCTGGGCACTTTGCCGGAGTGTTTGCCGCCCTTGATGGTCCAGATTCCGCCGTTTCCTTTGACGAGAATATCGCGACTGTTGTCGCTGTAGACGAGGTAGCGTTCGCCGTTTATTTCTTCTAGAAATTTTATGTTGATGTTGCCTTGGGAGTCATCGTCATTGCTTCCTGAGCTTGAGTTATCGCCGCCGGGTGGCGGGTCGACTTCAACGCTTCCGCTGGCGTTTCCGCTGCCGGATATGCCTGGCAATGGACTGGTGTCGTATTTGTTGATGACGGCCATAGCTTTGTCGTATCGACTTTTGTATTTCCTAAGCCACGGCTGATGAATCGTGTTATTGTACATCGCTTGCAGCGAGGCATTGGGGCCGACGGCCTTTATAACACGGTCAGCGCCGACTGGGTATTGGTGAAAAATTGTGCACCAAAAGATAAATACTTTGGGGTTTTTTGCTCTATCTAGTCCGCGTTTGAGCGCTTGCTGGTGGTAGGCCTCCATATCGTCGACGGCCTGCTTGTTTTGTACTGCCTTGGCTTGAGCGGAGGTCATGACTGCTTTAATGCCGGGCACTTCTTCGCGGCGCACCCAGAAACTATTCCAGGAGCTATCGGATCCGGGGATACGACCGACGCGGCTTGCTATACGTGTCGGCATTTTGGCCCATATAGCAGTTCCAACAGCGGGCTTGATTTTTTCAAGAATTTTCCCTGCGCGCGTGCCGTACCATTGCATAAAACCAATAGTAATTGGGTCCTGCAAAAACACAACACCATAATTCATGTCGCTTTCAACAGTGCCGATGCACCGAATCAACACCATCATATCCCCGGATCCCCAACTCATTAGATAGATCCTCCGTTCACGTCGACCCAATCAGTCCCGTTAAATACCACGAGTTTATTCTTTCCTGTATGCCAGAAAAGCACACCAACTGGATGATTCATACCCTCACCAAACGAAGGCAACGAAGTACCGGCTCCGGTAACGAGGGCCCCCTCTGCTGGCGCCACCACGAATTTGCCGGCACGCAATCCTTCCCAACCACCGCGGTATGGGAAAAAGTGCGATGGGTCGCTGATGAGTGAGCCAGGTGGCACGTTTTCGCGGCGGTATTTGTAGATATTGTGATCTGATTGGGAGTTGTTGTCACCGATGGAATTTACTTTAAGGAAGCCCGTGTTTTTTTCATGCGTGTCGATAACATACCCCGCAGATACAGTCCCGTTTGCACCTGCTTTGTATTTATTGCCAATCAACGTAATGGTTTCGCCACAGGTCTGATTGGTTGCATCAATAAAACTCTTATGGTTAGTAAGATAAACCTGGCACCCCATCATGAGAAGATTGCTCTTAGGGGATGAGAAAATAACACCGCGCCGGTTGTCTGCCCGTCCTTCTTTGTCGGTTTCGAAGTAGACGCCAAAGCAAGCTACGGAAACACCAAGCCCCATTTCGATTCCTATTTCATAGGATTCAATGGAACCGCCGTGTATGGTCATCATGGTTGCTTCGGTAGCTTTGATGCCGTATTTGTATGATTTGTTGCCTTCGTCTGCGATAATGTGTGGCGATTTGATGGTGAGGTTGTAGCAGTATTCAGCGTCAATGGCCGTGGTGTTACCCTGGTACTTCACCCTTTCTACTTCTGTGTACCAATTTTGTTTAAATTTGTTGGCCAACTTCCAATCATAAAAAGCGCAGTCTCTGATAGTTACATAGTTAGCACAATTAAGACCAATACAATTAGTACGGGAAGGACCAGGCCCATCAAAACGGAGGTTAGTAAAAGTATTACCGTACTTGCAATTAATACCATTACCGTCCCTAATATCGAAGAAAATAGCAGAATTAGGGGAATTATCCCCCCACGAAGCGCTTGACCCATCAACCCTCTGGTCAGGCAGGAATTCAAGCTCCGAAGTTACTTTGTAAATTCCCTTGGGGAAGTAGATATGCCCACCTTTGCCAGCAGCAGTAATTGTTCGTTTGATAGCTTCTGCGTCGTCCGTAGTTCCATCACCTTTTGCACCATAGTCGGTGACCACGTGATAGTAACGGTTTGCTTTTGACTCTGCGAGCGTTTCAACGCGGTTGATATCTTTATCTAGCTGTAGTTTAAGCTTGTTCCTTTCATCCGCGATAAACGAGCGAAGAGTGTCATTCAATTCTTTAAGATCATTCGTAAGCTTCTCGCGAAGTTTATTATCAGTTTGCGTGATGTTATTATCAATGCTGGCCGATAGAGTATCAATGTATGCTTTGTCATACATCAACAACTCAGGGCCATTCATCATGGCAAAATGAATAACCCCATTAACGTCACTTACCGTGTGATGTACAAACTTGTTAGTGAATTCGTCAATCTGCTTAGAAACACGGTCACGGAACTCGATAATCTTTTTATCCTGAGTGCCCGCATAAGTAATGAACTCGTTAATTTTGTTCTTCAGCTGATGCAGAATCTCAAGGTAAGTATAATTATCTACCTTAGTGAAAGGAGTAACACTATTAAACGGCCCCCATTCACCCATGAGGGGCAAAACAGGTTCACTCATACCCAGTAACCTCCAAAATATGGTGCATAATAAAATATACTATCATCGGGAGTTAGGCTTTCACCACTGCTCCACACCTGCATAAAAAGATCATTCAACGACATCACGATATGCTGGTCAATATTCATATACGACTCAAGATACTCCCCCAAGAGGGATGCAATAGAACCACTTCGTCCATAGCTAGAAGCAGTGCTGCCGCTCGTGGTATTGCTTCCGCTGGTAGAGGACGTGGTCGACGTATTACCTGTTTTAGAATTACTATCCGTCGCCGCCGTTGCATAATCACCCGTTGCACTCAGCATTTGCTGAGGGAACGATGAGTTCACATTACGGGATGAAGCAGTCCCAGTTCCTTTAACGTTTGCTGATTGTGTGCCGCTAGTTTCCGTGTTACCGCTGCTCGTGTTGTTTGTTTCATAGGTGCGGAAAATGTCTTGAGCATTATTTATGGCTAGATAGGCCTTGTTCATCATGGGCATGATAAGCCGCATACGCTCTCCTAGTGCATAGAAGAACATGTCTGCGGTTTCATAACCTATCTCTTCAAAGTAATAATGGTCAATAATTTTCTTATTCAGTGTTTCGCGGTATTCTTCCGCAAAAATGGGGTAATCCTCAAGCCCTGTTTTCACCTCCAGTGTTTTCGCGTATTTCAACGCGTCCCGGAGTTCCATCGTATATTTCGCCATTATTCACTTCCTCAATATCTGGAAGAACTTCTTCTTCAAACGACCATTCAACAGATATATCCATCCCGAATTTATCATTAATTTGTTTACATGCCATATCCCTTGACTTCCACATACTCGCTCGAGCAATAGCAAGCTGGCCGTCACGCGCGCCTGCTTCATCACTAATCATTCGTTCTGCTTTGGTTTCATTGGTTGAGTTGATGCCAAGGAAAGTGAGGCAGTCCCTCCAGATGGAATCGCGCTCGTCGCGCAAGTGTTCTAGATAATCTGGATTAACCGTAAGGTCGAGAACTTTAATTTCATCATTTTGAAGAAGAGCTTCACCACCATAAATAACAGGCGCGCCGCGTTCAATATCGCGCAAAACATTATCGTAGGTTTGTCGCTGCCCTGGTGGGCAGGAAACAATCCTCGGATTGCGCATGTTTTTCGCGGTAATATCCAGAGTCTGCTCAATATCCGAAAGGCGGGTAGCGTAATCGAGATATATTAGTTGGTCGTGCATATGCGCGAGATTGTGCCATATAGGTACGCAGTCTTCGGCATCAATGATCAGGCCGTAGTATTTACCATAACTCTCCGTTTGGTATTTAAAACTGTTTCCGTAGACGTCGTAATCGCCAATAGGGTTAGCAGCAACGCACAAATACTTGCCGTAACGTGCATCATAATAGAAAATACACATACCGGCGGTATTTAGCGTGGATTCAATATAGCGCTCATCCACCGTGTCTGGAAGGTTGTTCCATGTAAAACGTGTTACTGCCCATTCCATTATTTTACCTAGATACATATTAATGCGAATAGTATCTAGTGATGCTGCTTTCTTGGGCACGAATTTTGCTAGGGTATCTCGAGGGTTGGCCATGACAGCATGAAGGTCACCAAAATTACTCACAATACAACACTTCCTATTCCGCCAACAATCTCATTCTCTGCTATGTCTAGATCATTAATAAATTCCGGTTTGCGCCACACGGTTGTTCCTTTAAGGAATATACCCATAATAGCTTGCTTATACACCTCAGGGCAATAAAGAGTCCTTATCGTAACATCAGCAAGCTTCCAATAAGTGAAATTAGTCATCGGGTTAATATTTTTTATATTAACATAGCGGTTAAGAGCGTAACCATAACGCAGCCAATACTCCCCCAGTCGCTCAACGGCCGAATCATCAACACGCTTGAACCTGAAGTTCACCGTCATTCCCTGCTCAAGGCAAATAGTAAGGAAGTCACCACCAAGCTGTCCAGAGACGGATGGCTGCAACATTTTAGCGTCCTGCACTTTGGCATTAATGCCGGCAATGGTGTTTGCGTGGTCGCCTGCCGCGGTTGCTTTGGCTAGAGCGAGGTTGGCGTCAGCTATCCCGCGAGAAAGATTGTTAGTAATATTATTATTAGCAGAAGTAGAATAATTCTGTATCCCAAGATTACCGCTAATCTGGTTTTGTTGAATAGCATTATCAGCAATAGCATTGCCAACGCCCATCACTCCAGAAAGCGCGCCCCCAAGTATATTACCGCCAGCCATAGAAGCAATACCATTAACGCCTGCATTAATACCATTTTGTAGCGCCTTATAATTAGCAGTTTCTGAAGCAAGGCCCGCTTGCATGGTGTTCGTATGAATCTGAGTATTCGTGCGCTGATTATTAGCATCAATACCCAACATAGAATTACTAAAAGCAGTATTCGCGCTCATCAACGCTCGCTGCTGAGCCCAATCCGCAGACTGGTGCTGGAACGCGATCGAATGATGATTGCTAGCCAGGTAATCGGTGTATGAGTCATTCGTGATAGGCAGTGATGGGAAATTCATTACCATAGTAGATGAATCAAGATAACCACCAACATATTCACTCGTGGCTCGGCCGCGGGCACCGTAGTTTAGCGGGTAGATTACCACTCTTGGGTTAGGCGGGATAACACTAACATTAACAGATACACTATATTTACCAGAATTAAATAGTTCTGGTTTAAGAATAATTGGCGTGCCCGTATATGTAGTCATCTCAATAGCCGCATATGGATAGGTGGCAAACTTCATAAGTTTTTTATACCTATCAGGGATATGAGCCATAAGTTCCGAGGTAAGATCTTTTACAATATCATAATAATATATAAAAGTACCTTCGTACAATTTACCAACGTTTGGGTTATGATCAAGGAATTTCTCAGGTGTAACGCCTCGCATATTACGATAGGCGGGCACTAGATAGGCGCCATAGATAGACTTCGACGCCCATGGAACACGTTTCAACGCGGTCATGACATCAGCAAAAGAATCAACACTGCACCCCCATAGATCTGCACCTATAACAACATTAACAAAAGTTGAACCTGCATTATCACGACTCTTATTGTATAGTTGAATCTTAGTGCCGGGGCTAGTTGAAAGATTCGGCGAATCTATAGAACCAGGGTCAACACTTAAATCCGCAGACGAAATAAAAACAACTGCTAGATCAGATAGCTCATTCTGCTGCTTAATTTTATGGCGAATATACTTAGTTTCAACCATATCCGAGCCACAATCAAGCCCCTCAGGAACAAGAAGGTTCTTCAACATATTGGGCTGCGCCGCATTGGAAACAGCAAAAGCATAATGTGATCGTTCTACGTAGCAGCGCCCAAATTTCATCCCCCACCGGAAGCTATTCCATACATCAATTTGAAGATGAAACGCTGTTGTGTTAGGCGCTATATGCTGTACGCCCTTGATGAAATAGAAAAAATCATTAGGCGTGTCAGAATGGGTTAGCGGGTTATAAACGTGGATATAATTGTATTTATATGCTTGCGCAACGCCGATGTTAAGATGAATATCTTGTTCAGGCCGCACATAAGACAATCGGTCAAACTTAATCTTCGGCCCGGGACTGATGGATAGATAATCTATAAGACTTTTCGTATCCGGAAAATCAACAATATTGTTATATTGCGCATCCCACGGCACATTACACAATGTAACCACCGTGCCCGGCGTCCATACGTCAAAAGAAAAAGACGTACCCGCAGAAGAGACTTCCGCGGGTACGTCAGTTATGTAGCTACTCATGCACCAATATTATCAGGTTTCCCTGTGGTGAGGTCATGCGCACCTGAGGCACCAAGACCAAGAACAATGCCCTTTGCGATACTGGCTGAAACGTTACCTATACCCTCTACCAAAAGAGTGAAAGCAATACCAAGAAGAATGGCCAACACGCCATTAAGAGTTTTAGGTAAACCGGCCTGTTTGGCGAGATTGACAGCCGCCACAACGGAGCCAACAGTTGCTAGTTCGATCATTTATTCATCCTCAAATATTTCGTGAAGTTCGGGCGGATCAGGGGCTTCAGGCTTTCTGTATCGGTAATACATATCTATAAGTTTTCTGAAGGCACCCCATAGTATTTTAAGCCTTGATTGCTCGTGCTCGAGTTTCTTTTCAAGATTCCCCACCCTGATGAGAAGCTGTGTAAGAACAGCGCCCATCAGAGTGAGGATTGCTATAAGGAGCCCTTCAGTAACGACAGGACTCATTATTAACCTACTTGCTGAGTTTCTCGCTTACAACATCAAGTTGTTTAACAACCTTATCCAAAGCGGTAGCAACCATGCCGATACGGGAAGCGATAAGACTCATCATAGGATTATCATTCAACTCCTTATGAAGCTCCTGAACAGTCATATCTTCAACATTCCTTTCAATAGACGACTGGAGTGGGGAGTCGTCAATAACCCCAAAACTAGAACCGCGCAGATAAAAATGAATATGGTCCATATGGGCCGCGGACTTATTGCCGTACCCGGAATAAAGCCGCTTCCACGTACCCCTACTCGGGTTCCACGAATACGCGTAGCCATCCTGGTACGGAGAAAAAATAATCCACTTCAGTCCGATAGCGGTAGAATTCTTCTGGGCCCAAGCACACAGCTTCAACGCGTTGGCCAGCTCAATCTTAGAAGGAGAAGCGCCGAGGTCAGTGACCATCACGTCCATGGCATAACCAGAGCTATGCTCGAAATTCCTGTCCTTACCGTTGGCATCATAATTCGGCTCCCCCTTCCCCTGGCCGAACCAGAAAGTGCTAGGGAGAACCTTATCTAGATGGCCAACAAGCGCCCACACGGCCGCATGAGCCGCACCAACACCAGAAGTGCCGTTCTTACGATTCATAAACATCAGGACTGCTTGACCTTAATCCCATAATGCTTAGAAATACTCCGTGCATCCTCAACCTTAGCGTCCACGCCAAGATCAGCCCAGTTCTCATTACGCCCAACATGCAACACACCGTCCTCAGTAACATAAGTACGGTTGCTAGACGATGGGCTCATAGACCAAATAATGCCATGATTACCCAGAAGCTTAGGATCATCAACCAGAATCTCAGCGGACAACTGATAGATGTGACCCTTGAGTACCTCAGTAACAGCATTACCAGTCTCCGGGTCGGTAATGGTCAGCGTCTCCCCCAGCCCAGTAACAGCGCTTCGCTTCATGTTCGTTTCCGGCGTAACTTCATTAGAAGTAAACAGGACCGCGTTAGCAAACAGGGAAGTGCCGAAAATCTGGTGGTGATGGAATACACGGTTCTCGTACAGACCGAACTCGTTACGCACCTTACCGTTTCGTATAAGGGTATCTGCGATAACGAAAAAGTTCTTATCAACCAGAGCTGCCTGGAAGCCGGGGATATTGAAGTGCTCCTGCATACCCTCATGCACCCGGAAAGGAATCTCGGCCTTATCAATGTGGAACATGTAGGCCAACGCTTCGATATCAATATTTGCGCGAGCCTCGGGCGTGAGGAACAGATGAAGATCACTAATCTTAGAATGATTAGCAACCTTCAAAACATTGAACTTACGGTTCAGGAACCCTAGCGTTGACGCAGCCGCTTTGAATGCTTTCAGTGCTGCCTTAACGTTAGCCTCAGGGGCTGCCAGGGACGTAATATCAGGAATCTTGATCTTGTAGAAACCGAACTCATTCTCGTGCTCGCGGAACAGATTCATAGTGGACAGGAACTCGTCCTGCTCATCCGCCGACAGCGGAGAAGACATGAATGCCGAGATAAGCGAATCAAGCCCGTTTGGCTTCAAGAAAGCCCTCCGAACTACCGCATCACTAATGCTGATGGGGTAGAACTGCTGACGATTGGTGCTGTAGAAAGACTCTTCCACCCTAGGGAGCCGGCGAGCAAACATAGATTCATAGTCGACGTCCTGCTTCCAGGGCTGCCCGTCGATAATATCGACATAAATCTCACTGATGGTTCCGCCGATGGCCAACTCGCCACGCTTGAATTCCTTCAGCGGGTTGTTCCAGATAACGCCGCGAACTTTCTGCTCGGCGATCACGTTTACCAGAGTGTCAAGGAACTCGTTGTAGGCCGGCTCATAGTTCATAATCTTGGAACCGATCTGAGCCATATTGGCCTTGTTCACGTCCGGGATGCGAGACTGATAGTCAATCGACGCGTGGCGACGAACGTAATCAAGGTACAGACGGTTATAGTCTTTAGTCAACTTGTCAGGCATTATTATTCACCCCTCAACATAGCGAAAAATTCTTCATCAGCAAGTTCCATAGCTTCCTCTTCCTTTTCAGGCGCTGCGGGAAGCTGGCTATTGAATGCTTCGCGCACTGACTCAAATTCAGTGCGCAAAGAAGAAATTTCAGAACGAAATTCCTCCATCATCTTCATGAAATTCTTAGCATACTCTGACTTAGCTGGAGTATCCTCTTTCTTTTCCTCAGTCTTTGAGGCTACTTCATCACTCATTATATCCTTTCAGCGTGCCGGTAGGGGAGTTGTCACACTCTCACTATACAGGAGACTTATCAGGTCCGACACCCTGCTATAGCCACCTACCGGCAACAAAATCATTATAGTTTAAGTTCGTACGGGGTGTCAACGAGGACAGTTCCGCCCTTGACGCGCTTAGCCCGCAACTTACCCTGAATCACATTGCCAGGATAAAAATCGGCGAATTTAAGATCATTGGCGATACACTTCGGAAGACCTGCAATATGAACTTCATATTTGTTATCTTCTGTTAGATCGATATAGGCTTTCGACCTCCAATACAGCCCGTAGCGGAAGCCGTATTCTCGCTTGCTGGCTCCTAATTTAGTTGGATGAATTTCCATTGAATAATTTACTGGTTCACCTAAAATATGATGCGAATCGGTATCGGCATAGATGAATCGATCATAGTTATTCTGAGCAATAGTGATTGTTTTTAGACGCGCGTAGGCTGTAATGAATACGGAAAGCGGGGTGTAGATTGGTTCTTTAACTTCTTCTTTACCGTCTAGAAGCTTAATTACTCCTTCTTCTGTTAGAGTAGGATATTTACCGATCATGCGTGGCCGGCTGGCGAATTTACCGTACAGGGAATTAAGATGAAGCTTGGCGAGAAGTCGTTTACCGCCTGTTGCTTTTTCTTTAATCGCCATATAGTGGTTGATGTAGTCATCGAAATACCCTGTAGCTGAATAGAAGTAAAAACCACCATTCCACGAAAGAATATTTATATCATAGTGCTTCTGCCACAATTCAAGATCAACACTGGTAACAGACATTGTTTCAGGCTCAGGAATATGCTCAAGATATTCCGTACCCAAGAATAGCGCGTGACCTTTAATTTGTATGCAGGGAAGATGGCCTTCTTTAAGATGAGCTGTAAATGTTATAGAAACAATAAACAGCATGTCTTTATTTGGTTTGCCCTCAAACAAAATGGGATTGCCATATGGTAGTTTATTGTACATCATGACAGACGGATAGAGCGAATTAATATCATATACACTACCATTAGACCATATCTGCTGCTCACGGCCTTTCTTCAAATACGTCCAACCACCACGATAAGCCCACCGAATTTGATCGTCTAACTCCAGGGGGAGAATGGGGTAGAGGGTATCGAACTCATTCCGCATCTTTTTGTAGTTCTCGAGACTATCTGAGCCGATAGTCATTTTTGTATCGCCTTCCGCATATACTTGCGCAAGCGCTTGAGAGACGATAATGACATCGTTAGCTAGATAATCTACTTCTTCATCGGTGAGTTTGTGACCTGGTTCTCTGTCTTCGTGGTAGTCTATCTCCAGTTTGTTCAGGGAAAGGTTGAATGATTTGGCGATGTTAGCTACGCTCATGTTGAGCTTCTTGAGGCTGTCGATGAAAGTTATGAGTTTTCCGGAGGGGAATTTTACTTTCAATGAATAGTATTGCCCCATATTGGAAATAAGGGTGGAGAACTGTTTTGGAAGAAGTGCTTCGTCTTGGTTGACTTTATAGCCGTTGTTGAGCAGGTGGGAGATAATAAAGTCGCCATCGAAAGCTAGATTATGGAAATTTATTTCCTCGTAATTAGTGCCTTCAACATATGAAATAAAAGACTTAATGTCCACACCATAAGCCATATCATCCTTGCAACAATCTGCTTTAACAGGGACAATACCCCAAGCCCAAACACGGCAATCCTCCGGATCAGTAGTAGTTTCAAAATCAGCGACGGCGCTTAGCTTTTCTTTTACTTGTTTTTCTTCCAGATTTATTTTTCGGGAACGCACTTTGAACCCAATCTAATTGACGAACAATATCAGGCACATTCTGTCGAAACGCCTCAGTATTATAAGCCTCAATAACTGCTTCTTCTCCACCACTCAACCATTCCATAACAATATCATAATTCATCTTCAAAGCGCGAGCAAAATTCGGGTCCAAAGACCACAAAGCAATAATCTGATCATCGGAAAGATCTTGAACAGTATTCATGAGCTCTGGAGCAACCATTTGAATCATACCCTCAATACTCGAACGAAAACTAGCCGCTTTCTTTTTACGCCCTTCAGCGCTAGCTTCGAACTTGTAGGCCTTGGTAAGTTTTTCAAGAGCGTCCTCGCTATTCACCTGCTTCGGACTTCTGTGGAACTCGTAATACCCAACGGGCGACGGAAGTCCCCTAACAGGGTGTTTAACAACAAGAAGATCGCGTTCCTCAGCAAGAGACTTGAACGCCGGATTAGATGAAGCAACTTTCTTAAGCCGTTGATTCATGTTATAGATGCGCACATTACGTTGTTTCTCGGCTTTCTTGTACTCAGCCCACTTAGACTTGTGCACATGAGAGCCATTAGCAAGTTGCACAAAATTATTAGAAACAGAATTAAAAGACTTCAACCCCTCAGCATGCTTCTTAAGCTGATTCATATTTAAAGTCTTAAGCTTCGCTGCGGGCAAAATGCTTGGCTTAGCAAATTTACGCTGCGAAACACCCTGCTGCTTAAAACGAAGAAGCTTCCGCTCAGCAGTCTTCTGGTAACGTAAAATATCGTTAATTAGATCATTCTTAGCCATAATAGAAAGGCGCGCAACAAAACTGCTGCGCGCCTTCCTCCTTTCTACTTCCTAAATTTAGCTGACATGTACTTATTGCCAGACTTTGCTTCAACCTCAGTGATCATACAACGGACGGGGAAAGCGTCAAGTTCATTATCGCTGCACTCGTCGATATAGTCAGTAAACTGCTTATGAATCACTGAACTAGTAGTAGTAACCGTCGTACCTCCGTCAGTCAAGAAAACAAGTTTATTAACCTTAGTTTTCTTGTTGTTGCCCGGGTACTGCACAAAATCAGTATATTCAGCGTAGTCGGTAACAACAACTACCTTATTGAGATAATCCTTCTTTGAGATAAAGAAGCTTTCGAAAGGGAGAATTTCTTCACGTGACAACATTATTTACTCCTTAAATCAGTGTTGGTTGTTCGTACTTAAAAACGGAAGGAATACCCTTCCAAGAAACTACTTCGGCAAGCTCTTCAAGAGAAATAGCTTGCGCAAAGGGCTTACGTTTGTGTAGTTTGCGGATAACAATTTCGCCTTTATCGTAGCTTAGGTAATAATAGTAATCTCCTTCAACCGTGTAGTGCAGAGTGAGATGCCGATCATCTATAGCATAGATGTGATAAGAGACCGTTACGTCAACGTTATTTTCAAAACATTGTTCATAGAACTCGTCGGCGTTAAACCAATTAAACATTATACGCCTTTCTTATAAAAGCTGGGATAGCGATTGGTGGGAGATATCGAGTAAGTTTATTAATATCACATTTGACGAAGCGAATACAGTTTTTCTCTCGGATGTATAATTTGTGGGTTACTATATTGATTTTGACGACGACTTCGCCGATACGGTATTTCAAATTTGCTTTATAGTAAGAATTGTAAATTTTGAAGGAAAGGCGTATTGCAATAGAGTGGGTATTACAATAATTTATAACTTGAAAACAATCCTGCAATTTACCTTTCGTCATGGCCGTAGGCCTCCAGTACTGAAAGCGGTAAAAGGTTAATATCGATAAGAGACGCAACTTCATCAAAGGGGAGATAAGGCGAGCCGCGCTTTATAGATTGCTCAACAAAAGTTGTTTTATGCCCAATAGATTGAAGATCAATAGATAGCCAAGTGTTAGGAGAAAGCTCATAATCTAACCCGCCATTAACACCATTGTGAGAGATAGTAGGCCAAAACTTATGGCGGATGCCGTATTCTTGACAGAGATTATGTTTTTCCTGAATCTCACTCAAAATTCTTCGACTGTAGTGCAAGAATCTGCTCCTGAGAATAAATGCCTGACATTAGAAGGATATCATTAAAGGTAATATTATAAAACTTCCCGCGTACAAGCATGACGTAAGAATCATCAGCCATAATAACTTTTAGCGAAGGAATGGGGCAAAATTCTACAACTCTACCGGCGTTGTAGATAATATTGCCTGTCTTATGCGAACCGTCGTAAGCAAGCATGAACCTATCAACGTCATGGAACTTATGCTTAGAAAACATCGTATAAGCATTCTTGAAGTCAAGATAATGATCACGAACATTCGGCGGACAGTAGTCGAAAGGAATGATGTTGTGCTTATATAGGATGAAATAATTCCAATCGAGTTTCAGATCTTCAAGATTATTGTTGAGGGACGCAACTGGTTTAAGGGTTTTAAAATACTGCATCAGAATACCGGAGTAATGAAATAGAGAAGGGTAATAAGATAGAGGGCTGTAAAACTAACAGACTTGTGGAAGTGGTCGTTAATTATAATATACGGAGCTCCGTTTTGGAGTACGTAATTAACAGTAACGTTGTTGAAATAGAATTCATTAACGTAAAAGTTATGTTTAGCCAGAAACCTCATGAATTGTTGTTTAGAAACAACACGCTGTATGGGGAGTTCAGTATCCATATAAATAAAATCTGTAACAGCGTTGTGTAAAATTACAAGAGCTTTGTCGAAATTAAGCCCACAGTCAATAAGTTCGTGTTCTTCGTTGCTGGAGAACTTTCGTATATTGAAATAGTATTCAATATAAGCTACGGCTGTATTAAAGTCGTCAAGAAAGTATTTTGTCATAAGCTATTTCCTCCAATGTTAAGCAATAGCACTGGAAATTATTAATTATGCGATAATGATCGCCTTTCCAGTATGTTATTTTAGTGTTGTTAAATCTTAATTTATAATCATTGTAAAATATGTATTCGTTTCTCTGCTCGAAATACTTATTAAACAAATTATTTAAATCATACTCATCATGAAAGTCTTTAACTAGAAATTTACCCGTTAAACGATAATATTCAAGATAAGAAAAAGACTTCTTGATATACTCTTTCACTCGCGGCTTAAGCATATAGGCGAGTTTGTAATGATTGTAGTATGTGTAAGTATCTAAAAGTATATCCAAACAAACAAAACCTCGATTAGATGAACACAATTTAGGTTTATGCAAATTAATCATCAAATCACCACTGTTAAGTTGTCACTATTCAAGTCGTTTAACGGCTACTCCCTTGAGACTTCCTGTCTTTCGGTTTCCCTCGCTGACAAATACAAGATTACTAGACCACCACCAACATGTCAACAGAAAACCAGAAAAAATTTTGTTCGGCGTGTCGCGGTTGACACGGCTGTTCTCAATAAAGGTTAGGTAACGCTAAGTAAGACGCTATAACATAAATGGGGTAAGGGAACCCTAAGTGATAGTGAGAGCCATTATCACCATAGGGGGTGCAGAACTACGGCCGGGCCCGAGGTAATGAAGGGGGGTTGCATATTAGGAGGGCGCTATACAGGCGTATAGTTGAAAAGTACCGGACTTTTGGTTGAAGCGTTGATTACTAGGCGGCTAGCAGAAAAAGTGTGCAGTCAGAGTGAGCGGTTTGCTAGTGCAACGTATGCAGGAATGTGAATGTTAACGTTAACATGGGGTGTTTGTATAGACAAAGGGTGGGTATCTCACTATGTGGACGCGGTGTGTAACCCAATTCCAGCGCTGTAGCAATATCCGCATATATCGATAATATCGCTAGAGACCGATGATAGAGGTTGTCAAATTTGCCCTCAGAACGTGTCGACCCCCCGGGTCAGTGGTTGGTACCTGGAAGCTTATGAAGGGGCCTTACAGGGGGTGTTGCGTAGGAGCGGTGGATAGGGTAGACTGGAGGCATGCCAAGCGGATGAGAGAGACGACAAGAAGTCGAATAAATATTACCCGGGTCGAATAATCGCCCCGGGAATCTTTGTTTCATTTTCAACGAATGGGGGCTTATTGAGAACGGTTCTCCAAGACACCG